CTATAGATTTTCCAGATATAGAATTAGCCAGAGATTTTTTTGAAGAAAATAATATTTTTCCTTCTGTATTTGCTTACCCCGCTACTCCTAAAAATAAACCTGTATTAAGATTTACCTTATGTAACTATCATACGTATAATGATATAGACATTTTAATAAAATTTTTACTAAAATATAGTTTACAAATAAAAAATTATGTTTTATAATATATAAATTATTAACTTTTAATCTAAAATAAAATGATAAATAATACAATTACAAATGAAACTAAACAAGATCTTAAAAATAGGGTCGAATATATCGAAAAGAAAATTGCTGAAAAAGACGATATTCTTTTAGAAATTAGAGAAGCATTTGAAGCCGCAGCAAACGCAGGTTACGATGTTAAAGCTATGAAAGAAGTTATTAAACTTCGTAAAAGAGATCTTCAAAAAGTAGTTAACGAAGAAGATATGAGAGAACTTTATAAAGACTTATTAATTGAAATATAATTTAAAATGAATATAATGCTAAAATTAGTTAAAGAAATGCATACCAAATTCGGTATAACTTCAGAAAAAGTAAAATTTTCTGATGAAGAAAAAAAGTTTAGAATTTGTGCAATGCAAGAAGAATTGGACGAATATAAAGAAGCTGAAACTAAAGAAGATCAATTAGATGCTTTAGTTGATCTTGTTGTATTTGCTTTCGGAACTGCTGAAAGACAAGGTATGCTTGAAGTTTTTGAAGAAGCTTTTGAAAGAGTTATGATTGCTAATTGTCAAAAAGAAATAGGACAAAATCAAAAACGTGGGTCATTCCAATTAGATTTAGTTAAGCCTAAAGGTTGGACTGCTCCGGACTTGAGTGATTTAGTTGAAGATAAGCCTAAACAATTAGACTTATTAGATTATATTGACAAAAATAATAAATAAAATTATGACAAATAAAATAGATAAAACGTTAAAAGAAAGAGGATCTAGATATGGATCTTTTGAACATAATGCTAAAATAACACAACGACTTTGTAATGTGTTAAAACAGGCACCTAATTATGATTTATTAGAAGAAGAGCATATTGAAGCTTTCCATATGATATTTCATAAGATAGCAAGATGTGTTTGTGGTGATCCTAATTATATTGATAATATCCATGATATAGTAGGTTATGCAAAACTTTTAGAAGACTTTTTAAAAGATAAAGAATTCGGAATAAATTTGTCTAATATAAGTACTTTAAAATAATGGAACGATATAATGTAGAACATATAAGAAAAGAATTTATAAGACTTAAAGAAAATAAATTGCTTTCTGATAATGGAACTTATGAGATATTAAATGCTTCATTTATTTCTAATGATTTAGTAATATTTGGAGAATTAAATGAAAAATATGCTAAATCAGAAGTAAAATGGTATTTAAGTCAAAGTAGAAATATAAATGATATAGAAGGCAAAATCCCTTCTATATGGAAAGAAGTTGCAACAAAAGATGGTTGGATAAACTCAAATTATGGTTGGTGTATATTCTCAGAAGAAAATGGAAGACAATTTGAAAATGCCATAGCTAAATTAGAAAATGGTAAATTATCAAGACAAGCAACTATGATTTATATTCGCCCATCTATGCATGCAGATGCTGTAAGAGACGGTATGAATGATTTTATATGCACATATGGTGTTCAATTAATGATAAGAAACGATCATCTTTATTATCATGTTTATATGAGAAGTAATGACGCAATATTTGGTTATAAAAACGATTCTTATTGGCATCATTTTGTTCATGACTTAGCATATAAACAATTAAAGAAGACTTATAAACATTTACGTTTTGGGCATTTATTTTGGAATGCTGCAACTCTTCATATTTACCCTAGACATTTTCATTTAATAAAATGATAAAATATAACAATATAAATATATTTGTAGAAAAAGCTAATGGTATGGGATTTATTTCTGAATTTAAAGAAGAAATAAAAGCAAATATCAGTAATGGAACTTCTAATACTACTATTTCTATATCTAAAGATTCTGCAAATAAAATAATTAAAATTTTAGAAAAAGAAAATAAAACAAAAATAAAATGAAAAAATCTATAATTTTTAATCCTTTTACTCCGATTCCTAAATCAGAAAAAAGCCATATTAGAGGATGGGCTATGATGTGGGCGCAAAGACTAGATGCTGACATAGCAACAAAAGAAACTGATTTATTAGACTATGAAAACATTTATATTGACCATGGGGTTAATTTTCATGGATCTTTGAACTTATTTGGAGGATTCAATGATGATATAGTTTCAAATTGCTATAACTTAATGGATGCAGTAGATAATGAAGCTAAATTATTTTCTTTAGATTGGAAAATAAAAGATTGTAATTATATTTCTCAAATAGAAAAACGAATTGGTGCAAAAACAACTTCAGAAATGGTTGATTTTGACTTTTTAGAAAAATTTGAAAAGATATTGAATAAAGCAAAATATCTTCCAATGGAATCACTTAATTTAGATAAATGGATTATAGGTGACAGTCATACATTAGCATTTTCAATGCCTGATCAAGCAATAACGAGATTAAATGGGCAGACATTATATAATGCAATTTGTAAAAAAGGTTTAGGAAAATTTTTAAATTATGGAAATGATCTTAAGTTTAAAGAAATAACATTATGTTTAGGATCTATTGATATAAGATTCCATTTATTAAGGTTAAAAACATTTACTGCAAAAGAATTTGCTGATTTATATGCTAAAGAAATAATATCATATCAAAATTATTATAATATTCCTATAAAAGTTTGTGCCCCTGTTCCTATAGAACATGAATTAAGAAAACTACCTAAAACAGGGCAATTTGAAGGACAAAATTTTTATGGAGCAAGATGGGAAAGATTAAAATTTACATTTGACTTTATAAAATATCTTAGTGATTATTGTTTTGATTTTGATCTTATACAACCACCTAAAGAATGGTATACAATGCCAGGAGATGAATATGCAAGAGAAATAATGGAATTACACTCATCTGTGCATATAGCTCCTAAATATTATCGATCAATTTATAATTGGAATTAAAATGTATGAAATAACTGAATCAAATAAAAATAAAGATCAACTTTTCCATAATATACAATTTGGAGAATGTAGAGAATATTATTTGAATTTATATGGAGAGTTTAAATCAAAGCTTCCTATGCCTGAATTTTACCCATCTCCTGAAAGAGATGATATTTTTATTTTAGACTTCGCTAAAGGGCCATGCGGATTAAAAGCTTATGGGGCAGAAAAGTTTATTGCTGAAACAAATTCAAATTTATTAGGCTATGCTTCTCCAAGAGTAGGTCATGCTCCTGAAGCTATAGCTATGCTTTCAGAAATATATAATAAAAAAGCAGTATTCTTTGCAGCAGCATCAAAACAAGTCACGCCTCATCAAGCTGTTGTTTTAGCTTATAAGAATTGTGATTTAAGATTTGTTAAGATTCCTGCTATGCCATGTTTAAATTCATGGATTCGTGATTGGGCAGAAAAATTTAATGGTATTGCTTTGCCTTTCGGATTAGCAAATACTCCTGAAGTTACTGCAGGATTAATAAATATGTGTGAAAATCACAGATTAATTTATGGTGAACCTACAGAATTTTATTGTGCAGTTTCAACAGGAACTATGATAAGGGCTTTGCAAATAGGCTGGCCTAATGCTGATGCTAAAGGCGTTGCTGTAGCAAGAAATATTAAAGACGGGGAAAAAGGAAATGCTAATGTTGTATCCTATCATAAATCTTTTTATCAAAAATCAGAATATATGCCTGAGTTTAATACTACAACTACTTATGATGCAAAAGCATATAAAAGATTTATTGATGAAGGAAAGCCTGGTGCTATATTTATAAATGTAGGATCAGATAAACAAATAGAAAATAGACTTTCAGAAATATCTAACTGGAAAGATATTAATGGAGTTAGAGAATGGGGAGATCAATCAGCTTTTGACTATGCATAATTTACAGACAACAAAATATTACGAAGAATTTATTTATTATGCTAAAATTTCTAAATGGCAGCATGAAAATTGTAATTTAGGATTAGTTCCATATAAAGAAACTCCATGGGATGATGATTTAATAAAGAATGTTTATCTTTATGATGTATGCGCAAGAAAATATGCAGGCTTTACTCAATTGATCTTAGATATATGGCATGATTATGAAACTCATCCGTATAAAGCAAAAATGCCTGAATGGAGAAAAGAAATAGTTGATAAATTTCACACAGAATTATGGGATTTACCTGAATGGTTATTTGTCTTTTTTGTTCATAGACTTACAGGATCAGGCATTAATTATGCTAAAAATCCATCTGGTTATTATAATTCTATTCTTTTACATTTTCATACATGTGATTCTGTAGAAGATATGGTTAAAGTAATAAAAGAATTTAAAGGACCTAAATTTACAAGCGTAGGCTATCAAATAGCACCTTTTCCTAAAGCTCAAGGAGATTATAAATTAGGAGGAGACTATTTTATGTGTGAACATTTGCCAGGATTATGTAAAGATTTTGCTAATTATTTACAAAGAGGGACAGCTAAAAACTTCAGAACATTAATGGGATTTTTAGAAAGATTCAATAAAGCAAGAGGTTTTAGAGTATTTAGATTCCAATATGCTGCAACTTTAGCTGATATTGCAGACTTTTTTCCTAGATTTATAAATCTAGAATCACATTTCTTTTATGGTAAAAATGCAATAGAATGCTTAAATTATTTAGCAGAAAGGCCTAAAGGAATGAAACAATTAGATTTTCTTGATGCTTTAACAGATAAAATTTATAATGACACAGGGGCAGTTCCATATAATTCTGAAGATATTGCTTGTGATTTTATAAGATGGATTGAAAATTATATTAAACCAGGATCAGACTATGACCATCTTTGTTTAGATTCAACATGGAATAGCAGTAATATAATTGACCATCCTTTTGGAAGACAAAAAAAGATGTTAGAGTTAGGCCTTATTGACACTTTTAATAAACCTGAACATCCTTCAGATGATAAAGTTATAAAAGAAAATAATTTAACTGTAGAAGAATATAGACAATTAATTTACAATAACTAAAATTTATTTTACTTTTAAAAAATAAGGCTTTATAATTAAAATGTTTAAAAATATAATCTTAAAATTATAAAATAATGCAAAGGGAATCAAAAAACCAATATTTCTTAAAAATAGCAAGATTAGTTGCTACTAGATCAACTTGCCCGAGGCGTTCTGTTGGCTGTGTTATTATAAATAAACATGGACATATAAAAGCAACGGGATATAACGGTGTTCCAAAAAACTTTGCTCATTGTATAGATAAGCCTTGCGGAGGTGAAAAACAAAAATCATCTCAAGGCTTAAATTCATGTATGGCAACACATGCAGAACAAAATGCTTTACTCCAATGTGATAATGTAATGGATATTGATACAATTTATATTACAACATCTCCTTGCATAACTTGTGCTAAATTAATCGCAAATACATCTTGCAAAACAGTTATTTATTCTGATGAATATGCTGACACATCTGGAATAGATATGCTTAAAAAATTAAATGTAGACATTATTTATGAGAGAATCAGAGATTGAAACTAAAGTTTGTAACCATGCTAAATATTTAGGATGGTTATGTTATAAGTGGGTTAGCCCAGGTAACCGTTCTGTTCCTGATAGAATTTTCTTTAGGAATGGTAAAACTATTATTATTGAATTTAAAGCTGAAGGTAAAAAACCGACTAAACTGCAACAAAAAACTATAAATAAATTACAAGATCAATACATTCCTACTTATGTAATTGACGATGTAGGTGAAGGAATATTGCTTTTTAATAATATGGAATAATATGTATAGAATAATTAAACAAATGGACGGATATCGTCCTTATTATATAATTCAAAAAAGATTTCTATTTATTTGGTGGACTTGTGCAATAGATCACAGTCTCTGTTTAAAATTTTATCGCCTAAGTAGTGCTGAAGAATATTTAGAAATGCGCGGTATTGATAATTATATAAAACCTGGACCATTATATAATCCAAGTAATATTATTTTTTCTAGTATAAATAAGGAAAATATAATCAAAAAATATTTAGAATTAGAAGATACAGATTAAAATATAAAATTTTAACATGCTTAAAAGAGAAAATTTACATCATTACCAAAATTCTGCTTTAGATGTAGTATTGAATAAAAAGAAATGTGCTTTATTCTTAGATATGGGACTCGGTAAAACTACAACTACGCTTACTGCTATTCATGATCTATATTATAATTTTTCTGTAGAAAGAATATTAATTATTGCCCCATTGAAAGTCGCTAATAATGTATGGCATAAAGAAGCACAAAAATGGGAACATTTGCAAGAACTTGATATCGCAATTGCTACAGGATCAGTAAATGAAAGATTATCTGCTATTAATTCAAATAAAACTATAACTTTAATAAATAAAGAAAATGTACCATGGCTTATAGAAAAATGTAAGTGGAAATGGGATATGGTTGTAATAGATGAAAGTAGTAGTTTTAAATCAGCAAGAGCAAAAAGATTTAGAGCTTTGAAAAAAGTAATGAAACATATTAGATCTATTGTTTTATTATCAGGAACGCCTAGCCCTAATGGAATGATGGATTTATGGAGCCAAATGTATTTAATTGACCAAGGTGAACGTTTAGGAAGAACAATAACCAATTATAGACAAAGATTCTTTGTTCCTGACGGTTATATGGGATATAATTATAAATTAAAACCAGGAGCAAAAGAACAAATAATGGAATTAATTAAAGATGTTTGTGTAACCATGACCGCAGAAGACTATTTAGAGCTTCCTGAATGCATAAATGTAAATGAATTTATAGAACTTCCTGATAAAGCAAAACAACAATATAAAGAATTAGAAAAAGAATTTATTATTTCTTTAGATGATATTGACATTGAATCACCTTCTAAAGCGGCTCTTGGAAATAAATTGCTTCAAATATGTAATGGATCAGTATATGACTCAGAAAAAAATGTCCATGAAATTCATAATGAAAAGATAGAAAGACTAAAAGAAATTATTGAAGATAATCCAGGAGAAAATTTTTTAGTAGCATATAACTATAAACATGATTTAGAAAAACTACAAAAAGCTTTTCCTAAAGCTGTTAAATTAGAAACAGCTAAACAAGAAGATGATTGGAATAAAGGAAAAATAAAAATGTTATTAGCCCACCCTGCGTCAGCAGGACATGGGCTTAATTTACAATATGGTGGAAATGTAATAGTTTGGTATGGATTAACTTGGAATTTAGAATATTATCAGCAATTTAATAAAAGATTACATAGACAAGGACAAAAAAATACTGTTAGGAATATACACTTAATAGCCAAAGGTTGTTTAGATGAAAAAGTATTATTTTTTGCATTATCAAATAAAGCTAAAACCCAAAAAGATTTAATTGATTATTTAAAAAAAGATTTAAAATAAAAATTTATTAAAAATTTTAATTTTACAATCTTTTTTTTCTATCAATTCAAAATGAGGTAAATCATGAAAAGATTGATCTTTAAAAGAATTGTCTCCGTCCCAATCTGCTCCACATCTTATTTTATGAGAAATTTTACCTTGATTATATAAAGTGTTAGCAACTCCTTTTACATAACCAACATAATGATAAAATCTGTTTAAATCTTTCCAATCTATAGGGTAAGGTACGCTGTCAACAGCCATAGATTTGTTTCTATTTTTTGTTATTTGATGTTTAGATATTTTTGTTACACCATCAAGTTTAGATTTACCTTCATCAAATAATTTTTTTTGTTTTTCTTTACTCCTCGCACCTTCTAATATAGAATTATCATATTCTTTAATTACTTCTTTAAACAATGTAATTAAATCAACATGACAAGTTTGCAATCTATCTAATGATTTTTTAGAATATTTTGGCATATTAAAATATATAATTGATATTTAAAGAAAAAGCTCCTTCTAAATCCATTTCTTTATTTGATAAAATATAAGAAAAAGAAGGAATTAAATTTTTAGTAGCAAAATATGCTAAATTAATACCAGGTATTATTGCTCTTTTCTTTTCATATCCAACTAAAACATCATTATAATATAAAAACTTACTAGCTTCCACATTAGTTACAATTAAAGACGGATTAAATCTTTTTATTCTATATCCTAATAATAGTGAATCAATAGTTGTTTTAGTTTTATTTTCAAATATTAAACCGTCCGATTTTCTTTTTACATTTCTTTTTATTTGTTTGTTAAAAAATCTATTTGTATTTATTGACCAGTTAAAATTATTATAAAATTTAGATATTCCTACAGAAATAGATTTTAATTGATCCCTTGGATTTTTAATAGTTTCATATTTATTAACAAAATCGTATTCAGGATCATTTATATTAGCATAAGAATAAGACAAACCTATATTTAATTTAAAATTATTTGCTAATAAAAAATTACAATTAAAAAATAAAAATGTAAATGTAAGAAATATTATTTTATTCATTATTATTTTTAAAATCTTTACAGCTTATCACTCCTA